AAAAAAAAAAAAATAATAAAAACTTTTCATTTAAAAATCCTCTTACACAAGAAACAATTATTGTTGCCGAACAAAAGATCGGCGAATTATCTACAGAAGAAGTAGATATGGTTCTCAAAATGAGAAATTTAAAGAAAAGACGCGATTACACACGTGCTACTGTGCAAGGAGGTGACTGTATTACTATAGAGACGCCTGCTAATTCTTACTATTCTATCTATGGAAAAGAAAACGGAAATTATTTTACCGCAAAGGCTATATTTAGCGGTAATGGTTCTTTCAACATTAATCTTATACCAGGATCTAAAAAATTTGCGCACACACCTGAGGATACTAAATTTATCAAGGCTAAGTTGACACGCATAAAAAGGAAAACTAAAAATGCACCTGTTGAATATCGCAACACCAAGATATATGTAGATAACATTGAGAAAAGTTTCGATATCTACAGTGATTTTGAAGATGAATTTCTGGCTTCTACTGTAAGTCAAATTAATACAGAAGAATTACAGATTTTAGCTGATAAAATAAAATCACACTCAGGACTTACTCCTGAACAACGTACTAATCTTGACGAAATTTTTCAAACTATACAAAATGCAGAAAAAGAAAAAGGTTTAGTACATAGAGTATTATCAAACATGTTCCCATGTACTGATAAAGCTATACATGATTTTATAGGTAACACTAAAGAAACTATGCTATCCGGTTTAACGGCCATAGCAGATAATCTCGATATTACTAAGAAAGAAGTATCAGAATCTCTTCTTAAAGTACTTATCGTAGCAGTTCTTATTGTAGCCTTAAGAGATCATAAAAAGGCTCTATGCGTTATTCTTATCCCATTAATCTTACATTTATTAGCTCCAGAGAAGATAACTGCTTGTCTCAACTGGATCAGAGAAGTAGGACAATCTATATGCGACCTAGTTATAGGTTTATATGAATGGCAACATGTTAATCTCAACATCTCATGGCAAATAAACGTATACGAATGGGTAACTCTTATTCCAGGTATATTTTTCGGCAAGAAAATATACGAGGAGATTGATGCAGGAACTATAACATCATTCATTACCAGAAATATCAGTAATTCGAAGCAAGGTATAACTGATATAGTACAATTATTCTTTAATGTAATTCAAGCTGTTACGGATCAAATAGGTTGTACCAATCTCCTTGCCACTTATGGAATGTCACTTTTCACAGAAGAAGGTGCATATATCAAATATGCAGACGATGTAAAAGTCTTCGATGAGAAAGTTGCTATGGGAGAAATCAAAATGTCCCGTGAAAATTACGAGACTCTCCTAGGCTTAATCAACGAAGGTAAGAAATTACAGTTATCAGTTCTCAAAGGAAGAAATGGTGCGATGGCCAATTCTTGCATAACTCATTTACTCAAAGGACTTGAGAATTTACAAAAACAATTCAGAAACTCAGGTTTTGCAACCATTGGGTTAAGACAAGAACCAGTATGTATTCTACTTAGAGGAGGACCAGGCGTATTCAAAACACAGACTGTCCAACACCTTTGTAGAGCTCTCTGTGCAATTACACTTAAAGATTCCGATCTTACTTCTTATGAATCTTCCCCTGAATCCTTCGTATACAATCGGCAAATTGAGACGGAATATTGGGAAGGATATAATTCCACTAAGCACATTACAATAATTGACGATTTTGCTCAGTATCGAGAGAGCGCAGGATCTTCTAGTGAAAGTATGGAGATGATTCGTATGATTAACGAAAATCCGGCTTTATTACACATGGCTTCTATGGAAAATAAGGCAAACACAACTTTTTCATCTAAATTCGTTATTGCTACTACTAATGCGGCTAATATTAACCCTTCTTCTATTATTGATCAAGGCGCTTTATTCAGGCGATTTAATTATACTTATACTGTAGCGCCTAAAGCCCAATATCGTTTAGACCCTGAGGAGACTGACGTTATGAGAATGAAATTTGACAAGACAAAACTTCCACTGGGTGCGGAAAATATTTCCTCCACTCAACCTTTTGATATCCTTGAATTCCATGAATATGACATGGCAAGTAGGAATTATACAGGAAGAATTCTCAATTTTGACCAAGTTTTATCAGAGGTTGTTATGGCTTATTCTTTTAGAAAGAAATGCTATGACCAAAAAATGAAAGAACTCGAAATCACCTCTAATTCATATAAAGAAAGAAAACGTGAGTTTTTACCTGAAATTGAGGTTGTTAACGAATCTCAAATGGATAGGGAAGAAATAACATCCTTATTAGAAGTTTTCCATGTAGATCAAAATGATCGAATCATAGGAGAATCTTCATCTGGAGTCACTGTAGAAAGTTTAAAAAGAGCTCTAAAGCAATCAGTGTATAATGCGCGCCCTTACATTTCAATCGCTTCGCAAATACAACGTGCTCCTACCAACCTACAAAGACATAAAATTTTAATCAAACATTATAAGGATTCAGGTTTTGTATCAGAAGAGTATTATAGAGGATTAAGTGAACTGACTGAAATAGAATTCTTCGAACATTGGACTATAATGAAACACGTTGTCTTTCTCTTAAGTCAAGAATTTGGCGTCAATGAAAAAGTAACTTATAAAATTTTATCGGACAAGTTAGGTGAAGAGTTAGCATATATTACTACTAATCAAGATGAACCTCAAGATATAGCTAATTTACATGAAGCTTTAACTGAAATCATGGTAGAATACTTTGAAAATAGGCCTTTAACAGGAAGACGAATCTTCATCACTGATAGTTTCTTTACCAGATGGAGAAAGAAATTCATCAACGCTCTTTGTGATATGGGTAACTTCTTTGCTATGGTACCTATAACTTTCTATGCAGGTCTTATACTAAAGACTGCAGCTACTATGTTACTGATAAAAGCAGCGACTATGTTCTATCAATACTTAATGGGAGATAATAATAATGAACCTGAATCAGGACACGGTAGAAAACCTCATGCAAAGAAGACGGTTCGTAGAAGTTACGTGAGAAACGTTCCTCAGATATCATTAACTACAGATGTACAGTGTCAGGATATCTTGAAAAAGGTCATCAAATCCAACGTCTATGAATTGAGAGTAAAAAGAACTCCTAATTCTAATTTTATACGTTCAGGACAAGGTCTGTTCGTAACTACATCTTTCTTACTGCTACCTCATCATTTTTTAGATCATTACCATGAAATTATCGAAGAAGGAGATCTAGAAGCAGTGATAGAACTTACACCTATCTATAACGATAGTTCTAAAATTTCTACTACTACTATGTTACTAAAAGATTTCCTTGGAGTTGAAATAGAAGATGGAAAGTTGACTATCGCAGAAAATGCATTTCAAACTGAAAATCTAAAAGCCTCCGATCTTGCTCTTATCGATGTACCTAGAATAGCCCCTAAAGCTAATATCTTAAAGTATATTTCTTCACGCAGTTACGTTCAAAGCTTAAGTAACAGACTTACAATCTGGCTTGGACAGAACGTAAGGAATGTCGAATTAACTCAATCCGCTGCGCGTATGAGATCGGAAGTCGTGATAGATAGCAAAACTTATGAACCTTTTTCTCTTCCTACAACGATTGAATATACTATCGCTACCAAGGTAGGCGATTGTGGATCAGTGCTTGCAGTTGCGGACGTATCCAATCCTATAGGCAAAATATGCGGTATGCATGTTGCGGGAAATACTTCTTTTGGAATAGGTTATTCATCTATTTTCTGTCGCGAAGATATTGAAGAGCTTTTCGAAAGTATTAATCGATCTTTAGAGATCATCGCACAATGTGGAACAGCCACCTCAAACTTACAGAGTAATAGCGATGAATTTATGGCTCCCAATAAAATTGTAGCATCTGATTTGAAAGATATTACTTATCCTACAAGGACTAAAATCATGCCTTCTCCGCTTTACGGAAAAATAGTCCCTCCTAAAATGATGCCATCCAAGGTGACATATCCTGATTTGAGGGCAACGGAAGAAAACCCCTGGTTTAACAGTTATGCTACATATAATATGAATCCTTCGTATGCTGATTTCAATATAGTTCACAGTGCAGCTATCCAGTATAAAGATATGTTATTCAAAGAATCAGTTGAATATGTAGAACCTCGTTTATATACTTATGATGAAGCAGTTCTAGGAATTCCTGGAACAGAATATGGAGCGATTAACAGAAATACCAGCGTAGGTTATCCCGATATACTGAATTCATCTATTCAAACTCAAAAACGAAAGTACTATTTTGGATCTGCAGATGAATATGATCTTCAGAATAGCAACTGTAAGAGATTGGAAAGTGAGATAAATGCGATAATAGAAAATGCTAAGAAAGGAGTTCGAGATGAACATATTTACGTAGATTACCTTAAGGATGAATTGAGAGATTTTGTAAAAGTTGAAGCAGCCAAAACCAGACTTTTCAGTTCGTGTCCCTTAAGATTACTTATTTTATATCGCATGTATTTTGGAGCTTTTCAACATTGGTTTCAAATAAATAGAGTAAATAATCAATCTTCTATAGGTCTGAATCCTTATTCTATTGAATGGGATGTCATAGCAAAACGACTTACCTCTTTAGCACCATCTGAAGTCAAAAACATAGGAGCCGGAGACTATAAAGGTTTCGACGGCTCAGAAAACCCTAGCATCCATTGGGAAATTTTTGATATCATTCAAGATTTTTATAATGACGGAGATATTAACAAGAGAGTTCGAAGAATCTTGTGGTATGAACTTACCAATTCCATTCATTACTTTAACGGAAGAGCTTATGAATGGGTATCTTCTTTACCTTCAGGTCATCCTATGACTGCTATTGTGAATAATATGTATAACGGCATTGCATTCCGATATTGTTGGAAGAAAATATATAAAGACACACCTCATGAAGGAAAATTCAATGAGGATACATACCTTATTACCATGGGTGATGACAATGTCTTTGCTGTACGACCAGAACATATTGATAACTTTAACGAAGCAACTATCTCTCATGCTATGTCAACTTTAGGACTCACTTACACTAAAGAAGATAAGACGACCGCTGATTACTCATTAAGAAACATTACGGAAGTTGAATTTCTAAAAAGGAAATGGAGGTACGATAAATATCTTAAAAGATACGTGGCTCCACTCAGATTAGATCGACTTCTAGAAACACTTAACTGGACAAAATCCGGACCCTATCAGAATGCGATTCCTTGCGATAATGTAGATACAATCCTCAGAGAATTATCTCTTCATTCACCTGACGTCTTTAACTTTTGGGCACCTAAGATTCTCGAACAATCTCGTTCTGAACTAAATCACTGGC